CTTGAATCGTGTCAATTTAATTTTACCTCGCCTATAATTTGTTTTAGCAACTATTTGTCGCCCTAACTATTATACAAATAAAGTAAAAGAAATTGTGTTAAATAATTGTTACGCAGTTCCGTATGCTACAACTCTAATGTACACTGCAGATAAGTCAGTAGTGTTACCTACTTCATCTAATGCAGCACCATCAGCTCCAGCTTCGTACACCTCAACTTTTTCGTTACTGTAGTCGTATTGAGCTACATATCCTGAAGTCTCAGTATCAATCATAACAGCGTGTATTGCTGTAAAGCCAAGGTCTCCTGCTGTTAAAGATTCTCCACCAGTTGGGTAAGAACTATCAAATTGTATTCTTTTGATAGTGAACTTACTAGGTGTTCCTCCAGCAATAGCAGCTCCTTCACTAGCAGCTCCCGGTGTTGTTATTGTTAATGCCATATTTAGTTTCCTCCTTAAATACTAAGATAGATTTCCTATCTATTTATTATACTAGAATAAAGTTATTTTCTTTTGATAGCCTCAGCTATCTCATCCCTCTTCTTCTGTCCGGGACTATCTTCATCAAAATTCTTATATCCCATCTTTTTAGCTTGAGCCGTAGCAACCGCAAAAGGGCTATCTACAGCCTCTAGTCTAAAAAATCAGCAACCTTTTCTATTGTTCCCTTGTAATCAGATGATTTGTGAAAACAAATTTCACATGGACAGTTTGATTTATACATATGTTTCCCATGTTGTGCCATCCAACTGAACAAGTCATCTACTGATTTTGATAAAGCTATTTCTATATCTCCAGAATTTTGAGTACCGGAATCCTTCATTCGTTTTTTAGCCATGAAAGATAATAAGTTGTTGAAGCCTTCAGTCGTGTTAAGTTTAGATACAGGAGTTTCTGTTGAGTTCCCACCTTCAATAACACCTCGTTTTGTATATTTCCCTAATTGAGGTTTAGTTAAAGCTTGGTTATAGTATCTCATTCCTAAGTTTTGACCTGCTTCATTCACTGCCCATGGGACATATTTATGACCTAAAGGGGATGGGTCATCTTCTATTACAGGAGTGTAACGAGCTGTTTCGGGTTCAACTTCTGTTGGGAAGCCGTACCTATCCAAAAGTCTGTGATGCTCATCTTGTCTAGCTTGAGTATTATACAAAGTTGCAAATTGCATCTCATCTAAATCTTCTTTCTGCATAAAATTCATAAAGGATTTCATAAAATCTATTTCATTGTTTTCGTTCATTACTAAGTTCACCCCCTTTTGGAACCCATTACCATTGTGTGTATTGTCACTGTGTTTTGAACACCAGTATTCTGATTCAATTTTACCTAATACAATTGAACAGCTTTGTTCTTCCTTGTTAAAAAATGTACATGTGCCACAGTTGAATCCAGCATCTAGCTGTCCTTTTGTAGCTTCTTGATAATTTACGTCTTCTTTTTCTAATTTTTCTTGGTCTGGTTCTTCATCATCTTGGTCTTCTTTTACTAAACAACTTCCATCTATACAAGTAGAAGTTGGAGCTTCATCTGACTTTATAATATCAAAAGAAGCTGCTTGGTTAACACCCTTCTCACATACTGTAACTTCTGCAAATTCATCTACTTGCATTACATCTTGTAATCCTTTTTGTATGTTTTGTGTCTTCAAAGCACTTCCAGCAATACTATAGCTTTTTAGTTTACCACTACCAATTTGTTCGGCTACTTTTTTAGATATCTTAGTGTCATTTCTAAGTTCTGTAATAAAAAATAACCCATCACCATTGACTCCAGATTTGAATATTTGACCACTCTTGCTGATATAAGCTGGTAATGCCCACCCTACTTGAACGTCCGAGTGTAATACCATAGCGTTTCTAGTTCTAAAGTTTGCCATGTATTTATCAAAAGCTTTGTCTAAAGCATTTGTTGTAATAAGATGACCTTCTCTATCAACCATTTCAATTGATGCTGGTCCCCCTATCACTAAGTGGTCATCATCTGAAACATTCATTTTCTTTAGTTCTTTACTATAAGTAACATTGTCTGGATAAGCTCTAGATAATGTTAGCATTTCAGCTGGAGAGACTATTCCGGCTTTATATAATCTTTTATATTCATCTAAAGCACCAGAAATTTCTTTCATAGATACCTGTCCGTTTACAGCTTTCTCTAAAAACATTACAGGTGTATCATTGGTTTCCTGTGATTCTGTTATTTCAGAGTCAGCAAAATTTAAGTTCATCCAATTTGATGGACTAGGTATGTTCCCTACTTCAGTTTGTATAGCTTCCATTGTCATTATATTAGTCCGCTATTCCCCAAATAACTCCTGTAAGTGTAGGAGTGTTTTGGGCTGCTATCATTGATATTTTTCCTCTAAAGTCTAATGGTAATTCACAATTAAAGGTGTCACCACCATATATAGGAATACCATTCCCCGAAGTTGCCGTTTTGTCAAAGGCTAAATAAATAATATCTGCAGCTGTGGCAGACCTGTTTGTAAACTGAACTCCTCTAATTACAGACATTGCGGACTTCTTTATTGATGTAGATAAGTTTGTAGTGCCTGTCCACTCATAAAGATTACCTTCAGCACTTGTTTGGTTACCATCAACATAAGTAGAAACTGCTGTAGTATCTTCTCTAACCTCAAACATAATTTTATCTACGTAGAAGTTTATGTTGTGGTTAGCTTGTGTAACTACATATAATCTGTATGAAGCTGGGTCTGTGTTTGCTGGTATTGTATATGAAGTAGTTATTCTTGTCCAACTAGTTGCCAAGCTAGAACTTCCAGAAGAAGCTAACTCTGTACCAGATGAATCTGTAATATTGATTTCTACTGTTCCTGAAGCAGAAGCACCTCTATGTTCACATTGAACTGTAATATGTTGAGGATTTACACTCCTTGAAATTTTAGGGGATTCCCAATAAAACCCTTCTCCTGCTGCCGAGTTAGCTGGGTTTACTAAAAGTGATGCAGCTCCTTCAGCTTGTTGCCCTGTGTCTCTTGCAATTGCAGAACCAGTTGCTGTATACATTGATACAGTTGAACCTTCAATTCCGGGATTAGTTACTAAGTTTACAGCCTTCTCTCCGCCATTTGCTACTATAGTATATACATCTTCAGCGGTAGTACTGGCAGCATTTGAGATTGCTACATATCTATTAACCGGATGTACCGACTGTCTAGTAGAACTATCTATGTCCCACTCTCTGTAATCCGTATGTCTTTCATTAGCCATTTATAAATTCTCCTATTTATTGAACGTTACGATAGCTAAAAAGCTACCCATTACGGCAGTTGTATGTACAACAAGTATTCCTAAAGCTGCTAGTATACTTTTTGCTCCGTACATTTTGCTACGCCATTGAGAGATATCATCGACTTTAGTTTCAACCTTTTCTAAGTTTTTAGATAGGTTTTCATTGAGGGCGTTCTGACTAGAAATATAAGAATCTAAACGTTCCATATAAACTGCTAAATTCACTTGTGTGTCCTTGTCGGGCACTTGATAGTCCTCACAAAATGTTGTTTATAAAATTAGCAGGGGGACCGAAGCCCCCCCGCAAGTATCATCACTAAACTTTATGAGTTTAGGTCAGCTATTTTTGATTGTACAAAAATGTTGTTACATCGCATCTCAGCCATAGTGTAGAGTAATCCTCTAACAACTAGTGCATTTGCTGCGAAGTAATCTCTGTTCTCTACGTACTGTGTAGGTTGAGCAACAGCGATTTCTAGGTAGTCAGTATCCAAAACGTAAACGTTTGAACCAAGAACTGCATCAGCTGATGATACAGACTTAGGTGTGTCAGCGTCTGGGATAATTGGAATACCTTGGTAAGTAGCCAATACTAGTCCAGTTCTTGTACCGGGGAAAGTTCTTTCAGAACCTACACCAACTTGGTACTCTTCCTGTCCTAAGTATCTTTGGTTACTGTTAAGCAATCTTTCTAAGTTGAAGTATTGGTCGTGTCCCAAAAGGATTAGTTTTGGTTCTCCACCATTTTCTCTAATTTTTTGGATTGCTGTGTCTAGTAAGTTTAGACTTAGAGCTCTTCCTGTTCCTGAGTTGTAAGAAACAGAAGCACCTGCGTTCCAGTTTCCTGAACTTCTATCATTTAGAGTTAGGTCATAAGCTCTTGTTCTAGCTTCTCCACCACCAACAGCGGCTCCATCTTCTGAGATAATATCATCAATAGATGTTAAACCTGCTCTGTTGTAAATGTAAGCTACGTCACCGTCAGCGAATGTAGTACCTGAAGCAACTGTAATAGCACCAGATGATGTATTTACAGCGGAAATAACTGAACCAGAAGTTCTGTCATGTCCTGAAGCTGAGGTATCGAATTGAGCTACAGCGTCACCAATCTTGAAGTTCTTAGCAATTGCTGCTGGAACTGTGAATGAAGTTGCTGAACCAGCTGATGTTAAGTAAGCTGAACCAGCTAGAAGTTCTTCGTTCATTTCTTTGATGTGGTCTAACTGAGCATTTTCGTTTTCCAACGCAAGAACATCACCAACACCACCTTCTAGCTGTGCAGTGAATACTGATTTCACTGAAGCACCGAATGTAGTTGAAACGATTCTAGGTAAACTAGAAATTGTTTCTATGTTGGAAACGTCAACTGTTGGCAAACTTCCAGTTTCAGTTACTGGTCTTGAACGGCTAGAACCTCTGTCAGTTCTTACCCTCCAACCAGCTGTGTTACCCCAAACTACTCTTGG